TCTGGATACGCCGCCCCGGTGTCGAGCCATACCACATAAGTGGTATCCCAGCGCTCACGGTACAGGTACAGGCAGGCAAGGCTGTCCTTGCCGCCTGAAAACTGGATTGCCGTGTCGATCACAGGGCAGCCAGTGACGCGAGGATCGAGGCAGCGGAGGCCGCAGCGCCAAGCCCTGTCATCAGGCCAGAACCAGACGGCCCGGGGCCGGTCTGCGTGTTCGTCTGGCCGTACGGGGTGACGCCGAGAGCCTGCAACGGTATCTGCAACTGCTGAAGCGGGAACTGCTGCTGCTCGGTGTACGCCTGACGCGCGGCATCGAGTTCCGCCTGCTGCTGCTGCTGGATGGCAGACTGGGCAGCCAGCGCACCCGTGGCGCCAGTGAGGAAGGATTCCTGTCCAGCACCAGCAAGGCCACCGAGCGTCTGGGCTCCCGTGAGCCCCAGCTGCGCCCCGGTGATCCCAGCCGCCTGATTGAGACGGGCAGCCTCCATCTGGCGGGCGATGTCACCCTGCGCTGCCTGCTGCGCCTGCGCGAAGTTCTGGGCCATCAGGTTCGCCGCCAGCTGACCAGCCTGCTGCTGGGCAGCCGCGTTGACCACGGCTTCCTGAATAGCCTGACGAGAGCCACCGAACGCCCGGGCCTTGATGGCGGCGTCTGACGCCTGATTGAGGCCCATCAGCCGCTGCTGGTTGAGGGTGTCCAGCGAGGTCTGCAACACGTTCTGCGTGTAAGGGTTCATGTACGGAGACAGGTCAGCCTGACTAAGTTGACCAGCCTGCACCTGCGTCGGCTGATAGCCGCCAGCCTGCGCGGCCATCTGCTGCGCGTAGGCATAGGCAGGCTGCGCCATCGCATAGTTGTTGGCGATGGAGCCGATGGTGCTGATCTGCCCGGGCGTCATGGCAGCCACGCGCTGCCCTTCATACGGACCCTGAAGTGCGCCAGAAACGTCATAGGCCGCCGCAAGATTGCGCTGACCTGCTTCCTGCACCCACTGCGGGATTTCGGTCTTGTTCACGACCGTCTGGGTTCCACCGCCACCGCTCATGTTAGTTCCCTCTGATATACGGTGTGGGTGGATCGCCACCCATACTCCGGGTTGAACTTTTCCCAGCCCTTTCGAGCCATCGCCTGCATGAAGTTGCACCCGTTTTTGCGTGCAAACTTCTCGACCTTCTTGTGCAACTTTAGCACGGCAGCCATTTCACCGGCAGCCAGAAAGATGTTCAGATACCTCTTCTGCGGACACTGGATGATCTCCGTGACCGCCAGCCCACCATCGTTCCAGAACAGCTGGAACCTGCCTTCTTCTAACCCGGCCACGATGTCATGCAAGGCATACGTGCCGCCGCCGTGTTCCAGCGCCGCCTCCAGCCGAGCGATCATGTGTTCCCTGTCGATCAATACGGCGGCGCTCCCTGCTGTCCCAGCGGCACAGATGTCGTCACAAGGTTGCCCGAGTTATCAACCGTCACCTTCCAGACGCCGCCATCTGGAGCCTGAAGGAGAACGCCATCAACGGCTTCCAGTCTGCCGATGCTCTGGCTGAGGACACGTTCCAGCAGCGAGAAGGCGAACCGGAAATACTCGCGGTCGTAGCCACCGGGAGGAGTTGGCAGGTTGATAATCATCTGCCGCCTCCACCAATCATCTCCAGACGCATCTCACCGATGGACCATTCGCCGTCCTCGGTCGCAGCGATCTTCACGCGGAAGTCTCGACCCGTGACACGCATATCGGTGTAGCCAGACGGACGCGGGTTGTACGGGCCGCTTGTCGTCTCAGCCGCTTCAGGCGTGAAGGACGAGAAGAACGTGAGCTGCGTGCTGTCGTAGCCATAGCCGCTGTCAGTGATCGCCTGCCTGACGTGCGAAATGGAATTGCCGTTCTGGATGTTCAGCGAACCAGTCTCAGCAAATCTGCCAGTGGTGATCGGCGTGCCTGCTGCCGTCCAGCCGTTCTCCTGCTGATAAATGTCGTTCACCTCATCAGCCGCCAGCGGATACTGGAACACGCCAGAACCGCACGCAGCCGTGCGGGTCATGGTGTCGGTGATGCCCCACCAGCCCTCGGCATAGTTGTAATAGACGCACTTGTTTGGAACAGTTGAACCCTGAGACGGATACCAGAACCAAGCTTCTGGGAAGATGTTGTTCTCAGAGCCATGCGTCCACAGCGAGCCGACCTGCGGATCAACGTCATCGAACACGTAGGAACCGACATCGCACGGCAGCGGGCGAACCGTGCCGCCGTCGTACAAGAAGAAGCTCTCACGGCCCATCCAGACGCACCGGCCAGAGAAGGTCGCAAAGGCTTTCGGCGCGATCAGGCCACAGCCGAAGCCGATACGCTCGATCTGATAGATGTATGGCAGTCCGATGTAGCGCATCAGCCACGCCTCGTCCTCCGTCCAGATCAGCGTGCCTTCACGAACCGGGGCGCACATGGTGATCTTGTTCTGAGTATCCAGATCAAGATAGCCAGCCGTGTTCGCCGGGTTTGCATAATCCCAGTCGGAATAGTCTTCGCGCGACGACCAAGCCACGCGGCGTGTATTGCCACCAGCACCGATCAAAACGCAGTGACGCTCTGGCGTAACGATGACGCCACGATTGCCAGTCGGAGGCAGGTCTGCGGCGATTGATGTTGCAGTTCCGCCTGTTCCAGTGGCGTTTGTGCCGCTGTTAGCATAGGTGAACGTCGTCAGCGACGGCGTGCTGGTGATCGTGTAGGTGCCGTTTAGACTTCCGACGCTATTGCCTGCAATCACAATTTGATTGCCGGTCGTAAATCCATGATGGTTCACTGTCGTCACAGTCGCCACGTTTGACGTGCGAACGATGTTTACAACCGTCGCATAGCCGACCGGCTCTGCATACTGCTCGTCGTGGTTCCAGTGCAGCAGGCGACCGTCTGACGACGCGACCGCGAGGATGTCGCCACCCCAGTTGTCGATGGTCCAAGAAAATGTCGGAAGGAAGCTCTGCGTAGGACTGCGGGGATACGTCGGATCAGTGTCGAGGCCGTAGTAGGTGTCGCCGTAGTCGCCGGTTCCGAACGCACCATAGACACCAACATCTGCGCCGACAAAATTGGGAGGCGTGATGTCGGTGTAGGTCGCGCCAGTCAGCGCGTACAGTTTGTCTTCGCAGCCAATAGCTCCATAGACAGCGCCGTTTGTGCCTGCCCACGGGAAGATTGCGCGGATGGTGCTATCAAGAGGCGTGCTAGTGATGCGCTGCCAGCCGCCAACCGGCAGCAGTTTGCCAGCACGCCAGCGGATCAGGTTGCCGTCCCAGTAGCGGCCTTTCACCTGCAACGGCGTTGCCGCCTTGACGATCCCCGGAGGAATGTTGACTGGCGCAAGAGGCATTACTTCTTACCTTCGCAGAAGCCCTCGCGGCGGGCGTTGTTGATCTTTACTTCGGTGATCGTCTGCGGCGTATCCTTCGACGACCAAGATATGTCACGCCAAACAGCACAGGCGCTGTCAGTCCCTCCGATGGCCGTCGTCTTGAAGCAGCCGGTCAGGAGAAACAGCGGCAGCGTCGCCAGCAGCAATCGCGTCTTGGGTGCGTTTGAGAGCATCTGATGTCGCCTGCGCTTTGACTTCGTTAATGGCGTCGGAGCGGATTTTAACATAGACCCCGCCCAAAGCCACGATCACAAGACCGCCAATCAAGATATAGCGGCCCAATGGGGATAACAGCAACCCGATCATGCGGCCTCCTCGTCCAGTCTTTGCTTGCGGAACCACCAGATAGCCCCTGCTGCGACACAAATCACGACAAGGATCGCGACAGTGGTGTTCATAGCCGACAGGATGCTGCCGCCTTCCTTGACCAGCGGGATGACCTCCTGAACCAGCGCAATCGTGCCAAGGCCGCCAGCCGCCACCGCAGCGTTGGCTTCCTTCGACTGCGTGATCGACTTCGACGCCTTCGGCTGCTCTGGCTTCAGGCGAGCCTCCAGAATGTCCACAGGCTGTTCAGTATCCACGCCACGCCACAGTTTAGCCTCTGCACGCCGGCGACGTACAAGCCCGGCGACCTCTTTTCCGCCTGCCTTCGTCCACTTCATAAGCTCGGCAGGAACGGCGTCGAAGTTGCCTTCGTTGACCCGCTTCAGCAGCGTGGACTTCTTCAGGGCGCCGAGGCCGCAGTTGAAGGCGAAGGACACCAGCACGTCGAACTGCGCCTGCGTGACCTCGACTTCCAGCATCCTATCGACGCCAAGCTCAAACGCAGCCAGATCACGGGCAAGGATCGTGGCGCTTTCGGCAGCGGTGATCGTCATGCCCTCGGTGACGGAGGGAGAACCTGCGGCAGACGTATGCCCGACACCAATCGTCCAGACGCCTGCGCTGCACTTGTACGCCTTCAGCCGCTCGCCCTCGAACTCACGGATGTGCTTGATGCCTGCTGCCGAAGTCTTCATGGTCGTCCTATTCTTTGTTGATCGCCTTTAGTTGCCCTTTTGGCTTAGTTTCAACCACAGCAGCCACGCGGGCAAGCATCTCCAAGGCAACCGGCAGCAAGGCCGAGTCAGCAGGCAGTCGGGCTGCTTGGCTTAACAGGTTTCCGAAAGCCTGCGCCAACTCAGCCGTGTGCGAGGCATAGGTCGCGGATGCGAACGACAGATCATCGTCGAAAATCTCAACGATTTCTTCAGCGTCAGCATTTGCCATGCCTGCCTCCGTGATTATTCCTTACCAGTCGCAATCCAGTCGTCTGTGACTGGCTCCGAAATATCGCTCATTATCGCTCTTGCCGGGTGATCCGGTCGCCTTCTCTTATACCCCGCAGACTGGTCCCGCTGATAGGCCAGAAGCCTGTCTTCCAGCGCCCAGATTTTGCGGTGCAGCAAGACAATGTCATTGCACGCCTTGGTCAGTGCCTCCTCGGTGGAGGATGACCTGAGCGACAGGAAGTGCTTAACCTCTGGCGTCAACGGGTCCATGCCACCCACTCCTTCCCGGCGTCCATCGTCGGATTGTCTTCCAAGTAAACTTCCATGCTCTGAACGATGCCGACCTTGCGTTCGACAAACCAGAGCGGCTGCGACGGGGGAGCCGGGGGAGCCCGGAGTGCCTTGGCTGCAAACTCGTCCCAGCCTTTCAGTGTACCAGCAACAATGATCCGCCGCAGCATGATGTGCTGGTGCCAGTGGCCGAGAAGAAGCACGTCGTAGTGTCGGCCCATCGCAGACGCCTGCTTGCCGACCTTCATTTCGCCGCGCAGGATGGGTCCAAGGCTGCCGATGATGCCGTCGCCGCCCTTTACGCCCAGCATGTCGCCGTGCATTGCGAGGAAGCGCAGGCCATAGACTTTGTATGAAACCTCGTTGCTGTCAGGGATGTCGAACGTGATCCTCTTGTCCTTGGCAAACGTACGAGCAAGCAGCTGGTAGATCAGCCAGTCGAAGTTCTCGAACACAGTCCGCTTGAACTGCGGTTTCATGGTGTTTCTGCCGTGGTTCCCGCTGGTGCAGGGAACATACACACGGCCAAACTCGTCAGCCATGACGCCAAGCGCCCACGCCAGAATATCCCTGACGCGCAAAGCAGACGGGATCACTTCTTCCTCGTCTGTCTTCAGCAACTCTGCGTGCAGTGCGCCAGAAACCATGTCGCCAAGCAGATTGATGACTATGCCGGGATAGTTGCCGGGTCCGTGATGGCGACACAGGTGGATCGTCTTCTCAACCAGCCGTCTGACGCGCCGTTCAAATATCTGAGTGTTGAACTCGTTCTGCCCGTTCGTCTCAGACAGGCTGACGACCTCGCCGCAATGCCAGTCAGACCAGATCACCATTGGAACGTGGAGAGCCTTGCCGGGCGACTTGTGTTCAACTAGCCAGTTTGGAGGCTCAACCGGCGCACTGACAACGCCATGCAGAAGTTCCTTGATCGCCTCGCCATCAATGGCGTCACGTTGCGCGTCGATCAGAATCCGCCGAAGGTTGCTGATCTCATCCTTCAGGCGGATTGTCTCACGGTGATCCACCGTGGACTTTTCCTCAATTTCTTTCTGAGGTGGCGGAACATAGATGGACCAGTCCGGCTCCATGCCATGCAGCGACTTCGCCCGCAGAAGCCGGTTGAACATGGTGCCGCTGGGTAGGTTAAGTGATCGAGCAGCCACGCCGACTGCCGTGATCTCATGGCTGGCGCGCGCTGCGTCAGGGGGCTTGTAGCCTTTCCTTAGTGCATCGTTTACCGCGTCAACTGCCTGCTGCGCCAGTTTCTTCGATAGAGGTTTCGTGGGCATATATGACGCCGCCGTTCATCATTGTGCCGTCGATTATTCATCCTTTTTGCGAAGGATGTTTTGCACTGTGTCTGTCTCGTAAATCCGTATCCCCGTCCACACTATCGTGAACAAAGCAGCCATCGCTGGCAGGATGCCCGCCAGCGTGCCAACGACCGTGACAACCGACGCTGCGTCCGCGATCTGCTTCACTGTTTCGTCGGTATGTCCGGTCATCACGCAACCTCAATCCAAGAAAGCGTTGGCTCGTCCCAGCGGTACAGCTTCTCGTCATCATGGCGCGCGACAGGAGCCTGCCACAAGCAGGTGGTTTCGTTTAGCACCCAAGAAGGATATGGCTGCGGCGGGATGAAAGCATTGCGAGCTTCGTCATATCTATAGTCGATGCCCGCATAGTTTTTGCGAAAATTCCCGTTGTAGCTTGTTTGCAGCCAGCGGGTATTCGCTCCAAAGAGAGACTGGCAGAAGGCGATGCCCTTTGCCTCGCTCTCGACGCCATTCTCGTCAAGCAGCTCATTGTTGTGGACGACGATCACCTGCGTAACAACGCCTGCTTCGTCGAGTTGTGCAAAGTGAGCCATGCGCCCCTCTTAGAACGTGATCGAACCGGAGCCGGTCCACTTGTAGATGCGATAACCACCTGAAACAGTGATGGTCGGTGAACCTGTGGTCGATGTGGCCGCTGAATAAGAATCGGGATAGCGGATGATAACGATGCCTGAGCCGCCGTTTGTGCCGTTATAACTAAATGACCCGCCACCGCCGCCGCCGCCAGTGTTAGCGGACCCATTTGTTCCAGCGGCTGATGATCCAGCCCCGTTCCCTCCACCACCTGACCCGCCCGATCCTCTAGTAAGATTAACACCACCACCGCCGCCGCCGCCAGCATAGTCAAGCGACGAGCCGCTTATGCTAGATGACGACCCAGTTCCACCATTTCCAGACGAGCTTCCGTTTGACCCAGACCCGCCTGCGCCGC